AATTTAAAACACATTACAAACAAAACGCTCATCATATCTAATATTAATATATAAGCCGGCCTCATGAATGGCCGGCGCTCCTCCAGCTGCTCGATGCTCGTCAGTCCGCCCGCAGCTGTGCGGACCGTTTGCTTGTACAGCTCGGGGCCGACCACGACATACTCGTTATCGTTGCTGATCGCATAGAATAGCCGCTCTTTGAGCGGGCTTGGCTGCATGTGCAATAACGGCACCTTGCCGGGCTGGCTGATCCTGTCGGGTCGCCGCGGCTTGCGTGCCGCGTAGCCCTGCCGCAATGCCAATTGATACCACTCCTGCCGCTGGCGGAATCGCTCGAGCTCCTCGGGCGTAAGCTCGCTGAGCTTCTTCTGGGCCGCTCGCTTGAGTGACCGCCGAGCCACCTTGCGAATGCTGCCGCCGACCACGTCAAAGAACTTCGCCTGCCGCTCCGTGATGCCGAGCTCGCTGCGGACCGTGCCGTCTGGCCGCCGCGTGAATCGCATCTTCATGTTGGCTCGGAATCGAATGCTCTGGCTCATGCTCGATTCCCCACACTCACAGCCCAGGTGGTTTCGATCACACCGACAAACACCTCCATCTGGTCGAGGATCTCGCCGTCGCATGTCGTCGCGATCGAGACCGATCGCCGCCGTGCTGCGATGTTGCCGGCCAGTGTGACCTGCCGATATGTCGACGACGTCCGCAGATGATCGCAGAGGCCCTCGAGTAAATCCTCGTAGGTGTCCGATGCTGCGACTGCCTCGGCTGTGCAGCGTACCGTGAGGACGATTGCAATCGTGATGTCCTCGGAGACGTCGCCCCGGTTGCTGGTGTCCTCGACTCGAGGGCAGATCACCGTGAGAAATCCTTGGGTATCGCTCACCTCGTCGATGATCGCCGTGTAGCTCCGCCGCCTGCTGACTGTGATGCCAGCCGGCAGTGATGGGTAGGCCTGCAACTGTGTCACCAGTGCCGCCGCCAGTGTCCGGATACGCGCCGCCATCAGTCGCGCTCCTTCGTATGAATGCGGACGTATCGCCGCTCTGGGTCGTGATACTGCCAGAGCTGTGAGCTCGGACCGAATGGCATAACCCGGAATGTAACATCGTCCACTGTGATGGTGTCGCCCCGCTGCGGAGTGACCACGGTGCCGCTTATGATCAGATCCGCAGCGAGGACGATCCAGTCTGTCGAGCGGTCCCCGACCCGCACCGCTTGGTACGTCTCGGACCGCTCCCATGTCGATTGCCCCCGCACCGCTGTCAGCTCGCAACTGTTGGCACCACGTGCGAAGGTCGCCGCCTCACCCCGTACTTGGAATGATGCTGCTTGCGCCGCTCGCTGTGCTGCCTGAATTGCTGTGACCACGGGGAGACCTCAGGAGAAGGAGCCCACTGGCCGGCCCCCGGAGGAAAGGCCGACCAGCGAGCAGGGCATGACGATCAGGCCAGTAGCGTCTCGGTGCTGGTGATGGCATCGGTCACCACGATCGGAATCCCTTCGTACTCGGTCGGGCGAGGCGCTGGCATCCCGGTCGGGCTGTAAGTTGTCCGGCTCACCTGCAGCTGCCGCAATGATCGGCGGTTCATGCAGATGTGCGTGGGCTGATCGCTCGCCGGGAACAGGGCCAGAGCCCGTGCCAGCAGGGTGTCAGTGAGACCCTTGCCGCTGTCCTCGGTCAAGTTCGCGATGCGGGCGACAGCGTACTTGCTGCCGATCTGCACACCGAGATGGCCGCCAGCATCTCGCACCATGGCCACCATGCTCTTTGAGTTGCTGCCGAGAACGACAGACTCGAAGATCTCGCCGACCGTGAAGTTGATGTTTGGCGTGCTCAGCGACTGATCGCCGGAGCCCACCAGAGCCACTGATGCGTCGTCCGGAGTCGATCGCAGGAACCAGACCGAGCTGCCCGTCGAGGCAGTCGTGCCGGCTGCGTTGATGACCAGCGTGTCGCTGGCTCCGTTGTAGTTGGCCGAGTCGGCCAAACCGAGGAAGCCGTCAGCGCTGCCACCCACGGTCCCGTTGAAGAATTGCTTCTCCAGCGTGAACAGAGCCTCGCGGATCTGTCGTGCCGTTCGCTGATTCATCCACGCCTCGGCACCGAAGCGATAGGCCCGACAGGCCGCCGCGTCCTCGATGACTTTGGCGTCGATGTACTTCAGATCGACGCTGGTCTGCGTCGAGATGCTGGCCGTGTAATCAGCACCCGCGTTCACCGCGCGGAAGCCGATCACGGGCGCCGTCGTCTCGACATTGAATTTGTGCACCGTGCCGTTGCTCGACTGCATCGCGTGCAGTGCTCGCAGGACCGGGGCCTTATTCAGGATGTCGGTAATCTCTGCCGGGTTGACGTCGAGGCTGTTGAATCGAATCAGCTCGTTCAGAGTGCTCAGTGTGTCCGCCATGGTCCTCTACTCCTCAATTCTTGCGTGCTCGGAATGCCTCGGCCAGACTGCGTGGCACCGTGCCACCAATCGCCACCGGCGTCGTCTCACCCTTGACCGCCTCGGCCATGCTGGCCGCTTGCTGCTTGAGCTGAGCCAGCTCGGCCCGCAGATCCTGAATCGTGCCCTGCAGTGTCTGCAGATGGGCCGTCTGGGCTGCGTTGAAATCCATTCCATCGCGAAACATTCGGGCGCCCTCAGCGTCGCCGAAGGCTGTCATGTAAGCCGCCAGATCCGGTCGCGTGGGCGCCTCCTGCACTGTCACCGGCACCTCTGCCGCTGCAGCTGCTGGCTGCTCCCCTGCCGCCGCTGGCTGCAGCGTCGCCTTGTTCATGTCATTCTGTCCTTGCTGTGACCGGATAGCTGCGAGCACATCGTCGAGCGATCCGATCTGATCCACCAAACCGAGGCCAGCAGCTTCGGCTGCTGACCACCACCGACCGTCGGAGACGGCCACCACCTGCTCACTCGTCATGCTCCGACCGCTGGCCACATCGGCCAGAAATCGGGCATTCATTTCGTCCACCTTGCCCTGCAAGAATGCCTGCTGGTCCGGGGTGATCTCTTCGCCCGGAGTCGCGATGCCCTTGTAGGCTCCCGACGTCAGGAGCACCGACTTGAGGCCCGCGTCTGCGTATGCCTTCGAGTAGTCGATCACCTGCCAGTATGTGCCAATCGATCCGACCTCGCTGTCCTTGCTGGCCCAGATGCTGCCGGCCTGCGATGCGATGCGATAGGCCATCGAGCAGCCGCAGCCGTTCACGCTGGCCACCACCAGCGTTCGCTGGGCCAGCTCGTTGACTGCATCCACGACAGCCGTGCCGCCATCGACCACGCCGCCGGGGCTGTCGATCCGCAGCACCACAGCGCGGGGTGGCATCTCCAGCAGCTCCTCGAGGCCTTCGAGGATGCTGGCATAGTTCGAGCGGAACGGGCTGGCCTTGCCTTTGAATAGCGGGCCCACAATCGAAACGATCGCGATCCCGTCCTCGGTGTAGCTGACTGGCGTGCTGTCCTCAAATCCGAGCATCTCCGCCCACATGTCGTAGATGCGGTCGTCGATCCGCTCCGGGTCCATGTCACTCCGAGGCCTGCCAGCCTTGGCCGCCATGCGATGCTCATAAGCCTGCAGCCACCGCATATCGATCTGCCATCCACGATTCATTGCACTGCCTCCAGCTTAACCATCGCCGCGTTGCTCCATGTCTGCAGATAGCCGAGTGATGCGAGCTCCTCGCGTTCCTTGGCGATCTCTCGGCAGTTGTCCAGATAGTCACCGAAGCCCCACGTGTCGCACACGTCCTGCATCGACTGGAGCCCCGCAGCCACTGACCGCAGAGCCACGTCGAGCTCTTCTTGAGGCTTCCAGAATGCGATGCCCCTCGGGACCCATCGCCACTGCAGATCGGAGACCAGCTGGCCGCCGGGTAGGCTGATCTCGCCTGTGCCGCCGAAGTCCACCGGGAGAGCCCACTTAAGCAGTAGCCACTGGGTCAGTCGTTTGTGGAGTCGCTCCTGTGTCTTGCGTCTGGCGTGGCAAGCTCGCTCGAAGAGATTCCACGCGCCGCGGGAGCCGCTGTAGTTGGTCCAGCTTTCGTCGAAGAATGAGTAGGGGAGATCGAGTGACTTCAGTGCGATCTGCAAACAGAGCTTGAGGAAGTCTTGCGTTTGGCTGGCCGGGTTGCCGCTTTCGATCGCCTTAACGTCCTCGCCCTCATCCAAATCAAACACCGCCGGGCCCTGGCCGAAATCAAGCACACGGGCCGATGCGTCCTGTGAGCCATCGGTGTCGTTGTCGCTGTCGAAGGCTTCGGCTTCCGGTTTGCGTGAGAACGCGATGCCGAACAATTGATCCAACTTGATCTTGGCTCGCATGTGGTCGAATGTCTCATCGACGTCCCGGAACTCGTTCAGCGCTGCGACGATCGGAGACTGTGGTCGGATCTGGTTGGGCCGCCCCTCGAATTGGCAGTGTTGCCAGACGTTGCTCTGGCGGATGATGCGGTCGCCGCGTGTCCCTGTCAGCGGGTCCTCCTCGGCGAAATTCCACGCGACCACCCGACCACTGCGGAGCTTGGCCCCGTTGAGCCACTGCTTCTGGTCGTTGCGCCCGTAGGCTGGGCTGCGGCAGAATGCACCCTCAATCAACTGCAGAGTCCAGTCGGATTGCTTGACCAGAAAACAATCGCCGGCCAGCAGCTTCTGCGCCTCGGCCACCCTGCGGATGTCGTCCCAATCCATGCGCCCGTAGGTGTCGATGGCCTCGGGCTCCGTGTCTCTGGCCATCAGCTGCTTGAGCGCCACGTCGAGGCCGCGATCCCCAGTCCTCGGTTGAAAGTCCCACAAACAGCAGTAGTCCAGCGTTCGCCGAATGGCCCACGCCAGCAGCCCCATATTCCGCCACACGTCGAGGGCGTTGGCTGCGAGGGCCTCGCGTCGCCGGTCATTCAGCAGCGAGTCCTCGAGCCGCACCTTGGCTGTGGCCGACCGCCGGCGATTGCCGGGGTTGAGGGCCTGATAGGTGGTGTCTGTTGTGCCGGGGCTGGTAGTGCTCACCGCATCACCTCCGGCTCATTACGACGTTGATGATTGGCGACCGCCGCCGCCTCGTGCCGGTCTGCTCTTCGAGCTCCCGCAGCTGCTCTTTGATCACCTGCAGATCAATCGTCGTCGATGCGCCGTCGCGACTGTCTGACGTAACGCCACTCTGCAGCGTCTGCCTCAGCCTGGCGATAATCTGTGCGGTTGTTTCGCTCATGCCCGCAGTCTGCGGGCCTGCCCGTCAGTCGTCAACGGGCGAAACAGGATCGGCCGATTTCAGCTCGCAGATATACGATCGATCCACCCGGTACTGGCCGCAGTTCAGGCAGCTGGTCCGCCGCAGCAGAACAGCCGTGTAAGGCCTGCCCTCGGGGCTGATGCCATCGCCGTCGATCCGCTGCGGTGCGTCGATGTACTCCGCGCGCTCTGTGCTGTGGCATATGGGGCAGTGTGAGACCCTGACGTCCACCACAACACGGTCCCGCGTTTTGCTGCCCTTGGGTCGCCCCGTTTTTCCCTCGCTCACGTTCTCACCTCCGTTCTGCGTTTGATTCTTCGCCGCCGCTTCTGTTCTGTGGCCTCACTGACCTCGGGCACATTGCACCCCAGCACAGAGGCCAGCACCAGACAGCCAACCGAGCTGTCCAGCCAGTGGTTCTCGGCCCCGACCCTCAGCCGCCATTCCATCACCGTTCGGCCTCGGCCCTCGGTCTGCGTAGCATACTCGCTGGTAAGATGCTCGGAGTAGAGTCGATGCATCCCGTCGTAGAGCGTGATGGCTCCGGCATGGCCGATCCTCACAGCCATCTGGTCGTGGAATGCTGTCTTCCAGTAGTTCACATCGCTTAAGCAGTTGCGGATGTCGCCGGCCTGCTTGCGCTTCACGATGACCCAGCCGAGGCCGACTCGTGAGCCGGGGTCATACTTGCGTTCACTGATCGGCTTGTCTGCCGCTCGATAGCTCTGCCCCATGTACGCCAGCAGCTGCTGCCGATGATTGCTGCGACTGAGGGCCGACTTCACCAGATCCGTTTTCCACCTCGCGTCGAAGGCCACCAGCTCGGGCGTCATGTGGCCGCCGTCCTCGCTTCGCCAGTCCTGGGCGAACAGCCACTCGCAGAATTCCGTGATGCCCTGGCTGAGCGCTGCCATGTCGCCGGCTTGCGGGTATCTGTGCGACAGCTTCCGCCTCGCTTCCTTGAGCGTGAAATACGGATCTTCCTGCTCCGGGAATGTGCCGTATCGCATGACGTGCAGTGAGCCATCCTCGCGGGCCGCCGCCACGGTGTAGTACAGCAGCGTCTGCTGGACGTCGACCATCGCCACCAGCTTGTGGAACCCCTTCGGCGCCACACCTCGAGGGAGCTTCACCCGCCGGCTGTCAGCGATGTCTTGGGCCGTGAGCCATGTTCTCGATTCGTTCTCGTCTTTCTGGGGCTCGTTCTGCAGCTCGCTGAAGAACCCGCTCCGGCTGCGATAGTACCATTCCATCCCATGCTGCAGAGCTGAGATCTCGCCGCTGCTCGCGCTGTACCGTGCCGGCCATGCCACCTCGCTGCCGGAGTCCATGGATGCTCGATGGTCGCGATAGAATCGGGTGGCGTCGCGGATGTCGCCATGCTCGCGGAGTGATGCCGCCCGGATGTCGCCGTATTGTGACCACAGCTGCATCGCCGCGTCGTCTGGCATCTTGCGGATAAATGCCCTGCGTATCCCGCACCAGTCCGGATTGATTTCACGGTTGAGCAGCCTGTCGGCCGCGTCGTCGCTGCGGATCACTGTGCACGTCACCAGCGCACAGAATGGCGTGTCGGGTCCGCGCATTCCCACTAGGTCATTCTGGATGACTTCCGTGCGCCCGTGGCATTGGATCGCAGACAGAGCAGACTCGCGGGTCTGGAAGTCATCACACAACAGCATTGAGGGCCGGATGACTCGACCGTCTGGCAGTGTATGCAGCGCACCGCGTACGGCTTCCATCAGGCCGCTGGCCGTGACGATGGCGCCCGTGCCGGGAAATCCGTCGAGCGTGGCGAATACTGCGGTTTTGGTTGAGATCTGGATGTTAGTGTTCTGCCCCCTGTAGAGTTGCCCCTTGGCCCTGTTGCTGATCCCCTCGAGCTTGCGGATCGGGTAGGCCACCTCGGGCCAGAGGTCGTACAGCATGGGATTGTGCGACCACTCTGTGACGATGTCCCGCAGCAGCTTTTCCGCCTTCCCCGCGTTGGCTGCTGCGATCATCGAGAATGGATGCAGCCGGCGGACAATCGCCCAAATCATCGCCCGCATGATGATCGTGCTCTTCCCCGTGCCGCGTGGCATACCGACGGCCCGGAATCCACCCCGCTCGATGACTCGCTGCAGCTCCTCGATCAGCACCAAATGATCGTCACACCAGCCCAGTCTGAAGGCCTGCGGAAAGCACCGCTCCAGAAACGTCCTGAGATCCGCCTCGCACGCCTCGCGTAGAACCGGGTCGCCCACTGGCGGAATGTCGCCGATGTCTCGGGCGCTGTTGCTGACTTCTTTCGACCGTGCCGCCGCCTTGGCCTTAAGTCGCTCATAGGCTGCGGTCGCCCGGTCGCGCACCTCGTCCGCTGATCGCGGGGCCGCTGCTCGCTTGCGTCGCGGGGCCGTGGCAGTGCTCACTGCTTCCGGAGCCTCTCGAGCTCCGCCGCGATCTGTGCTGGTGTTGCGCCGCCTCGCCATCGTGCCACCGGCATCCTGTCAGATTTTCGCACCAGCCACACCGTCGGAATGGATGTCACCGCCGGCACCGTGACCGGCTTGCCTCCGGATTGTACCACACGAGCCCGCCAATACTCCGGGCTGCGGTCCATGTCGGTCTGCGCGACCGGCAGCATCTGCTGCACAGCCGGCAGTGTGGTCTGCTTGTATCGCTGGCAGGGCCCGCACCAACTGGCAGTGAAGAGCACAGCGTAGTAGTCCTCCTCGGCCTGCTCCTCAAATGGGGCCGGCTGTGGCTGTGCGACCGACACACGGAATCGCCATTCGTCCGCGATCAGAAGAGAGAGGGCTGCGACTACTGCGATCATTGTGCTACTCCTGCAATCGGACAGACCGCATCATCGAATACGGCCTTGCGTCCTCTGAGAACTCCGTAGCCCTTGTCGCCCCATGTCGGGCCCCAGCTGTTGATGACTCCCCAGCAGAGCTCGCCGTCGAGGATCAGAGCATCGACGATTGTGACCTGATGGCCCCACCAGTTGAAGCCGGCGGAGATCGGATAGCCCGACAGCACCATGGTCGCCGCCTGCATCATGTTCCGGGGCTGCACCTCGATCCAGTCCGTGGCCCGGTACTTGCGGGCCGCCAGCTGGTTGCCCTGTGTGGCGTAGCGTCGCTCGATGGCTCGCTCTGGCCAGTACTGCTGGGGGACTGCGCCGTGCTCTTTGAGCCACTTAAGCGCGTCGCCGCCCCAGCCGCCGACGTTGCGATAGCCCTTGATCGGGGCCGCCACACTGGCTGGGCTGAGCCTCACTGGCGTCTGGTTGGCCCTGAGTATTGCGAGCTCGAGGCAGTAAACCGTCGCGAAGGCCCAACAGTAATTGGTCTGCCCCTGATCTTTGCAGCCCCAGTCGTGCTGGCGGATCATGTCGGAGATCCGGCTCTTGTATTTCTCGGCGTCGCGGATCGAGGCCTTGATTTCGGCCATGGTCATGGTGCGCATGCTGGTCGGGTATGGCATGGCTGAGCTGCCGTAGCCGAAGCCTCCGGCGTTGGGCCGCTCGCTTAGCTCGAGGCCTCGGGAGCCTCCGGCCCAGACTGACTCGGGCGTCGAGTCGTCGATGATCACGGCACCTGCCGGGATGTTGCTGCTGCTCATCACTGCCCCCTCGCCTGCTTAAGAGCCTGCAGCAGCTGTGGCTGCGACTCGATGGGGATGACCGTGGCGTCCGTGCCACGGACGATCACCGCCTGTGGTCCATCACCCAGATCCGCCCTGACG